GGCGGTATAAGCGGCTGTTTCGAAAGTGACATCGCCGAGCGTTGTGTATCCTTTCCCCCAGATATCATCGAGTGTCGGTGAGTTGTATAGAATAATTCCCTCGCACTCGCGGATCGGGTCTTTGTCGGGGAAGTCGACCCCGAACAAGCATGCATGATAGTGGGGACGAGACAAGTTCTCCCCATATTCTCCAGCCATAAAATACCTGATTGTCAGGGGAGATAAGTGTTTGCGCAGGCGCTTTATAAATTTCTGGAAGTGTGATTTTGATAGTGATCCATCCCAAGGAAGGTGCTCTGGCGCATACGTCAGAGTGATAAAAGAATTTTGTGGATGTAATTGTGCCTCGTGTACGCAGCGTGTAGCCCACACTAGGCTGCGATCCAGTCTGCAGCCGATACACTGATTGCACGGCAGGGTCAGGCGTGTAGTCGTTTGCGGGGATTTTACGAAGGCAATCTTTTTCTTGCCGGTTGAAGTGTTTTCTGTAGTTCGCCAGGCTGTTAATGGTTTGTAGCATGGCATGTCGGTGTTGCCTCCTCATTTTTTGTACCGGTAGCGTTGCCACTTGGGGCCTAGTACTTTCTTCAGATGAATTTTGCCGCCCCGGTAGGGTCGGTTTCTGCGGCTGGTTTTTCGTTTCATAGCATTTTCATTCCCATGAGAAAGGTGGCGCGGTTCCTGTGAACTCGCGAGGATCGATAGGTTTTTGATAGTGCAGCGAAAAATCTTTCTCGACGTGAGACCAGTCCTCCTGGTACGTGATTAATCGTAACCAGGAGATGAGATTTACAAGCGACCGCCGCCCCGCATCGCGGTGCGTGGGCCGAGGTTTTTCTTGTGGACGCGGGTTCCCCGGTTGAAGGTCTTGCGGGAAGCGCGTCTGCTGAGGTTTCGTCGTTTCATTTTTCATGCTCCGAATGGTAGTGGGTGGGTGATTTGTCACCCAGCGGTGATATAGATTAGGTGCTTCTAACGATAGAAGCAATTGTTATAAGGCAGTCCTGCCTTATTGCGGTGACTTTTGGGGTTTTGGTGTCACCTAGCACAGTTACATCAAGATAGGGAACTGTGCTTTGGATGTTGTCGCCTCTCGAAACAAGTTCGAGACGCTCGTAACATCTTGATTTAAAGTTACATTTAGATAGATAGAGAGTATTTTTTCTTTCAGAAAGAGAGAGACCCCCGTTATGGAGGTCTCTTTTTTGTTTTTAAACAGGGTGGTAGCTCTTAATTCGAGTCCTCCTCTGTCGTTGTCTCAGGGGCTACCGTACCCTTGGTTTTTGGTTTTGAGACCTCTGGGGGGCTCTCAGGGGCTTGTGATGGTTTTGCCAAGCCCATTTCGCGCATTTTGTCGAGGTTGTTCGGATCCTGGACAAATTCTAGGAATTTATGCGGATCGTTCTCGAATTGAGCGCGGATTGTTGAGGGTAGTTCTTCGAACATTGATTCAGCGTCCGCAACGATGTTGAGGGCCTCGTGGTAGTCGATGGCTGGGATGTCCATATATTGCGGCGCGTGTTTGGCGTAATGATTGATTAATCCAGTGCGCTGGAATTTCGCCATGATTTTGTTGATGTTGCATTCGTCGCGGAATGATTGCTTGGTCATTCCTTCCTTTTTGTCGAATGTAATTGAGTGGGGACGTGTCATTGCTTTGATCTCCATGATTTGCTGATTTTGGTTTCCTCGGATTCATCCTTCCAGGGGAAGGGGTGAGCCGAGCGTTTGAACCTGACGGTTGATTTGTTTGAATTTCCGCCGGGGGCGGGTTTTGAAGTCGCGTTTTCCCAGTCGATTATTCCGAGTGATTCGAGCTTTTTTGCCGAGTTGGCAACGACCTCTCTTGCTTTGCCTGGTGGAACACCAGCAGATTGTAGAGTCGATAGCATTTTTTCGACTGGATTGGTTTCCGCGACTGTTTTGGCGGTGGTTGCCTCGATATTGCGAGTGGTTGCCGCTGCCTGGGCAGCGGCGGTGGCTCCAGTAACACCGGCCGCGCCGATGTTCTGGGGGGCCCCCATTGCTCCGCCTGGAGTAGAGGCTCCGCTTCCGCCTGAGGCGAGTATTGGATTGAGTCCGGCCGCTTTCAGATCAGCGACCTGGCGCTGGTGAGCAGTATTTGACATTCGCTCTTGAAAGTTACGCTGGCGCCGGGCCTCTTTTTTTGAGGCTGACGATTGTTTTGACGCGCCCCAGGCAGAGGCGAGTCCGCCGACAACGGCGGCTCCGATTAGTCCTGGCATGGTCGTTCCTCCCTAAGTTGCATCATATGGCTTGCGACGACGGCCGCTTTTTCGACCGCGTCGAATTGAGAGTTTTTGTTGCCGGGGTGTAAGAACATGGCAACGGCTTGAGCAAAGTAGATATCCCATATTTCTATTTCCATGGTTATATCCTGGTCAGGCCGGGAATGCCGTACATAGGCATAGGTCGTGCGCATTTGAGATTGAAGTATGCGTCCAGTTTGAATTGAGGTTCGTCGGGTGTTGCCACCACGCGATCTACAGGTGGGTCTTCTTTGATGAAGGTATCGCCAAGTACCGGCAGGTTGGCGAAGTCTTGCGAGAGGTGCCAGTAGTCCAGTGTTTGTGGATCCGTAGAGCGGAATTTGCCGGTAATCAGTGATGGTTTGTAACGATATTCGGCGAATCGTTCCTGATATCCGAAGACTTCGTTGTCTTCGGCTGTTCCCTGGGCAAAGATCTCTTTGTTGAGTACTTCCTGCTCGCCGATTGTGCTGAGTTCGGGCCAGTAGAAGTCGAACCGAGTTTGGCGAGACCAGGAGCGCTCGATGCCTCGCTGGTAGGTTAAGTCTGCGTAGACGCAGGCTAGACCGATGATGATTGTGTGTTCTGTGAATGATTTTGTGAAACCGTGATTATTGGCCGAGAGCGTGCCGATCGCGGCGAGGTTCGCTTGCGGTGTTACGGTTTCCGATGTTGCCTGGGTTTGTGCGACTGGTGAGATGTTGATTGCGGTTTTACCGCCGCCCAGATAACCAGGGCGTTGCAGTCTGAGGTCGGGTGATGTCACTCCGAAGTGACTTTTTAGTATTTCGATGTAGCGTGTTCCGCCTCTGGCGTCTTTTTCAAAGAGCCGTTGAACGGCGATTGATTGACGAAGTTGATTGATGGTTGCGGCGGTAGCGTCGGTAAGGTCAGCTGTAAAGTTATTCACATTGAGGCTGACGGTTTCGTCTCCGCCTGGAGGCCAACCTACGGCACCTGCCGTAGTGGTGAAGTCGCGTTGCGCGGTTCCGTCTGTGAAATCGTCGTCGGTTGCTGCACGGATGATAGGTGCCGAAGTTCCCAGGGGAATTGATACGGCTCCGTTGTCCGATTTCTGCGGCCAAGGTAGCGAGCTGGTGAAGTAGTCGTGACGCTTGCCGCGTTTGAATAGTTGGGCGTTTGATGGAAGGTCGGGGCCATCGTTTTTTGTGAATGCTTTTGATGGCTGGAGATTCTGATCACGAAACCATTCGTTGTAGATTAACGCGTATGCTCTGAATGGTAATGCGCTTGTTTGTATGTCTACGTCAGTGGGTAGTCCGAAGAAGTCGCCGAGTGATCCCACTGTCCAGCCGCCGGCTGGTGATGGTATTTGAGGGATCTGGTAATCGGTTGAATCGTCCGGATTGGTTTGTTCTCCGTTGAATTTTTGCCAGTTTTGCCATACTTGCCTTACGGGCACTTCGAAGAAGAACGTCTGAAAGTGCATGTTGTCCATGATTGGGACGATGGGCGTATTTAGCCTGGCAAAAAATGCTGCATTCATTTTGAATGTGTCGCCGGGCAGTGCTTCGTCGTAGAAGATCGGGAATAGGTCGCCTGCGTCGAATGTTGTTTTGAAGCCGTTGGATCGGTCGAATGAGGAACGACCGATTTGTGGGGCTGGTACTTTTGCGAAGTCGTGCTGAGATACGGATTGCATTTTTATTTCTCCAGTAGAGTGTTGCCAGTGGCGATGGATGATATTTTGTCCTGGACGATTGTGCCAGTGTCATCGTCGAATGTTCCGACCAGGAACAAGGTGTAGTCTTCAGGGTGCTTTCCGAACTGGTGACCTGGGTCATTGCAGCAGTCGGAAAAGGTGCGTATTGCACGTCCTTCGGCGTGGTCATAGAATGGGGGCGTGTGTGTTTCTGATTTTGAGTCGAAGACTGAGTACATTTTGTGAATCATTGGTTTTCGTAGCTCCTAGATAGTTGTTTAAACTTCAGTAGTTTTAAATGCTCCCGAACGGCTAAACGTTCGGGGGTTGTATCTTCCTTGAATCTTGCAGCGTTTTTCTTCCGTAATTTTTTGATGGTCTCGAGGTCTTCGCCACGGAGCTCCATGATTTTGTCGTAGTAACGTGGGACTTTGATTTTCTTCCCACGGTGTATGATGAAGTCGGATGGATATACATCCGTTTCGTATTTTTCTAGCCAGTCTGCGCCTATACCAGGCTTTAATGACATGGCTGTGTATTCTGGTTCTAACGTGATGAGGTTGCCTGTATGTGCGCAAGTAGTTTGATAATGCTGATTAGCTTGATCTCCGGTTATTTTTTTTGTGATGTATCTGGCGGTGTAAGCGGCTGTTTCGAAAGTGACGTCGCCGATCGATGTGAATCCTTTCCCCCAGATTTTATCGAGTGTCGCTGAGTTGTATAGAATAATTCCCTTTGATTCGCGGATCGGGTCTTTGTCGGGGAAGTCTACCCCGAACAAGCATGCATGATAATGGGGACGGGACAAGTTCTCCCCATATTCGCCAGCCATAAAATACCTGATTGTCTGGGGAGATAAGTATTTGCGTAGGCGCTTTATAAATTTCTGGAAGTGTGATTTGCATAGTGATCCATCCCAGGGAAGGTGCTCTGGCGCATACGTCAGAGTGATAAAAGAGTTCTGTTGATGTAATTGTGCTTCGTGTACGCAGCGTGTAGCCCACACTAAACTGCGGTCCAGTTTGCAGCCGATACACTGATTGCACGGCAGGGTGAGGCGTGTAGTCGTTTGCGGGGATTTTACGAAGGCAATCTTTTTCTTGCCGGTTGAAGTGTTTTCTGTAGTTCGCCAGGCAGTTAAGGGTTTGTAGCAAGGCATTGCGGTTGTGCCTCCTCATATGGCGTGGAAGATTATGAATAACGCCACTATGAGGAAGGCGAGGAGTAGGTCTGAATGGAAGTCATAATTTTGACTTCCAAGGAGATTTAGAGGCGGCCGCCGCCGCGCATTGCGGTGCGTGGGCCTAGGTTTTTCTTGTGGACGCGAGTTCCGCGATTGAAGGTTTTGCGGGAAGAGCGTCGGCTGAGGTTTCGTCGTTTCATTTTTCATGCTCCGAATGGTAGTTGATGGGTGAGTTGTCACTCAGTAGTGATATAGGTTATGTGCTTCTATCGATAGAAGCAATGGTTATAAGGGAGTCCTCCCTTATTGCGGTGACTTTTGGGGTATTGGTGTCACCTAGCACAGTTACATCAAGTATAGGAACTGTGCTTTGTTCAAACCCCCTATTCCCCCAACCTTTGGGGGACGGGTTTTTGATTTTTGAGTGGTTGGTACCACGTCTCTGATTCCGCCTAATGTCTACGCTCCGCTGTCGCTGGACGATGGGCGGAATCGGTTCCGTGCGTTGCACGGATTGCGCCCCCATTGAGACGTGGTGTCTCTGGGGGCGCTTTCGGGGGGGGAGGCCTTCTATTTTAGAGTTTAAGAGGCTTTTTTTGCCTTACGGGGCAGTAAGGGTCATCACCTTTGAGTTAATCGTCTGGTGATGGTTCAGGGGCCGCTGGTGCGGGTTCCTTCTTTGGTTTGTCGGGTTCGTTGTCCGACAAGGAAGAGGGTTTGGCTAAACCGAGTTCGCGCATTTTATCGAGGTTGTTCGGATCCTGGACAAATTCTAGGAATTTATGCGGATCATTCTCGAATTGAGCGCGGATTGTTGAGGGTAGTTCTTCGAACATTGATTCAGCGTCCGCAACGATGTTGAGCGCGTCGTGATAGTCGATCGCGGGTATGTCCATGTATTGCGGCGCGTGTTTGGCGTAATGGTTGATTAATCCAGTGCGCTGGAATTTCGCCATGATTTTGTTGATGTTGCATTCGTCACGGAATGATTGTTTGGTCATTCCTTCTTTTTTGTCGAATGTGATTGAGTGTGGACGGGTCATTTTATCTTCTCCAGTATTGGCGGCGTTTGCCGTCTTTGAGTGGTTTTTTGAATACGAGGTTATCGCCAATCTTTTTCGATTGTTGACCTGAGATTTTTCGGTCGATTTCTGCATTTTCGGCATCTGATATTCCAGTGTTGTTTTCCCAGTCGATCATGCCGAGTGATTCTATCTTTTTTGCCGAGTTGGCTACGACCTGCTTTGCTTTCCCTTCGGGAACACCAGCAGAGCGTAAACTCGATAGAATTTTTTCGACTGGATTGATATCCGCTGTTGTTTTAGCGGTAGTTGCCTCGATGTTGCGAGTAGTTGCCATTGCCTGGGCAGCTGCGGTAGCTCCGGTAACACCGGCTTCGCCGATGTTCTGGGGCGTTCCCATTGCTCCGCCTGGAGTAGATGCTCCGCTTCCTCCGGAGGCGAGGATGGGATTGAGGCCGGCAGCTTTTAGATCAGCGACTTGGCGCTGGTGAGCGGTATTTGACATTCGCTCTTGAAAGTTGCGTTGGCGTCTGGCCTCTTTTTTCGAGGCTGAGGATTGTTTTGATGCGCCCCAGGCAGAGGCGAGGCCGCCGACTACGGCGGCTCCTATTAGTCCTGGCATTGTCGTTCCTCCCTTAATTTCATCATATGATTTGCAACGGATTTTGCCGTTTCCACGGCTTCCGATGGCGTCATTTTGTTGCCTGGGTGTAGGAACATCGCGCAAGCTTGCGCGTAGTAGATATCCCATATTTCGATTTCCATGGTTATATCCTGGTCAGGCCTGGGATGCCGTACATCGGCATTGGTCGGGCGCATTTGAGATTGAAGAATGCGTCCAGTTTGAATTGTGGTTCGTCGGGTGTCGCCACCACGCGATCCACTGGAGGGTTTTCTGTTATGAAGGTATCGCCAAGTACCGGTAGGTTGGCGAAGTCTTGCGACAGGTGCCAATAGTCGAGTGTTTGAGCGTCTGTAGATCGGAATTTGCCGGTAATCAGGGACGGTTTGTAACGATATTCGGCGAATCGTTCCTGGTATCCGAAGACCTCGTTGTCTTCGGCTGTTCCCTGGGCGAAAATTTCTTTGTTGAGTACTTCTTGCTCGCCGATGGTACTGAGCTCGGGCCAGTAGAAGTCGAACCGAGTTTGGCGAGACCAGGAGCGCTCGATACCTCGCTGGTAGGTTAAGTCGGCGTATACGCAAGCTAGGCCGATGATAATGGTGTGTTCTGTGAATGATTTGGTGAAACCGTGATTGTTGGCCGAGAGCGTGCCGATCGCGGCGAGGTTCGCCTGGGGTGTTACGGTTTCCGATGTTGCCTGGGTTTGTGCGACTGGTGATATGTTGATTGCGGTTTTGCCGCCGCCCAGGTATCCAGGGCGTTGCAGTCGCAGGTCAGGTGATGTTACGCCGAAATG